GAAAACAGCTTGATCACAAACTTTAATTGGTCTATTGACAGAATTTGCAGCAATGGCCATAAGCAAATTCATTATTGAATTATATTTACCCGCAAGTATTCCAACATTATATATAAGTCTATCTTTAAATATTCCATGAATATAATCTCCAAAAGTTTCTTTTAGATTATTATTGCCCCATGGTTCATCACGGTAACGAATACTCTCGGAAGAAAAAATACAATTTTGAGGATTAAGTTTTTCTATATATTCGATAGGATTCTTTTGAAAAATAACATCTCGAACATCTGTTGTTATAACATATCGATAAGAATTTTGTGAAAGATGGTGATAGAGATAGAAGAATCTTTCTACATGAGGTGCAAAATTATTGTTCAAAATCGCATCACCAAATTCATTCAATTGGCCAGCAACAATTACAAAAATATTCTCACTTTGAATTTTCTTAATTGTGTCCGAAGAACAATTTCCTACAATTAATACCTTATCACCTGTAAATCCACATCGATTTAATGAGTTAACCCAATATTTAATTATGTCCCAAGAATAATTACTACTAAAACCTATAATACAATCTTTTTCTTCCATGTAACCTCTATTTAATATATTCATTCGAAATAAATTTACAATTACTACGATACATTTTTGATTGAAAAAGTATATTCAATCCAGATATAGTTGATGATCCCAAACTAACATTATTGCTATCTACTGGATGCAGTGGTGAATTTAAACATATTAAATAGAGCATTTCAAATAAATACAACATATCATCAAATTCACCAACAATAATATCATCTAATATTATTTTTCTATCTTTCATTTTTTCAAAATAGAAATTTCCAAAAGATTGTATCATATTATTTTTGTGCCAATCTGATTGTGCAAATGTTTTTTCACTCTCAATCAGCGAAAAGGAATTTCCTTTTACTGTCAATGGAATTTTATCAATACTATCAAATTTATCTATTTTTGACAGTATCAAATATCTATATTTTTCTGTTAAAGTTTTTAAGAACGTATTCAGATGAATGTATTTTTCACGATCCAAATTGAAATCTCTAATATAATTATATCTTTCATTGGAAACATCTTCATTAAATGTATATACTATAATACCATTTTCTTTTAATTTATTTACTGTATCGAATGTTGCATTGTAACATACTACAGCAATATCTCCAGCAAATTTTACTTTCTTAATTGCGTCTAACCATGGCAGAATCTTTTCAAATGTTATTCCCGTAATTGCGGTTACTATCAAATCTTTCAAATTCTATCCTTTATGCTCTTAAATGATTCCACTCGTATTTTTGGATTACTTGACATGAAATTCTTTTTTCTCATTATTGTTTTTACTATAACATCAAATTCACCTCTTTTAAATTCAACCACAACGGGTAAATTCAAATCTTTCTGTAAATCCTGAATGACATACTCTCCATTAGGATGATTTTTTATTTTTTCGGCTCTAGTTGCACTAATACGTTTAAATAAAGATTTCAATTCATCCAATTTTATGCATGGTCTGTTCCTATCGTTGCTCAATCGCTCACCAAAATGTTTAGTAAACGCAATATCAACATTAAATTGATTTAATAGTCTATCTGCAAATTTTTCCAAATCTTTTATTTCTTCGTAACTATATAATTGGCACTGATCTTCTTTTAATTGACCCGGCGTATCTTTCTGATATTTTTTTCTAAGAGTATCAGTTCCATCTTGTCCTGCACCAGAAATCGATAAAATATCTTTAGAAATATTTGATTGACTTTCTTTAATATTATATCTAAATTCAATAGCATTGTCAATTAAAGTAAACAATTTAACCAAATATTCAAAATGAACTTTTAGAAATCTTAGAATAGTATTTTTTTCAGATATTCGTCTAATTCTAGTATCTCTATGTTTTGATCCTATCGTAGATTTATTTAAAAATTTTTCAAAATTATCGAGAAAATGTATAGCATATTTTGAATGATCTGTTCCCCGAATCTTGATATCGCTAACATATTTTTTAAAATACAAAAGAAATATCTTATTCTTTTCTAACACTGAAAAGAAATTTTTGGGTATTGTTCTAAATAAATCGCTTATGTTTTTATCATCAATATCTTCAATAGCATCATTTATTCTCGAATAGTCCAACGAAATGATTATATTATCTATTTTATTCATTTACAACCTTTATATTGTAATTTTAAATTCATGAATGCACCCAATTTGCCTTTTGGCTTCTCTCTTCTAAAATCAGAATCGGATCGTATTACCATATTTAATGATTGTTTATAATCTATTGCTTCCAAATCAATATACCATGATTGTTTTGATTCGGGATTCAAATACGCATTAACATTTTTCGTATCTGTAATACATTTTGCCAAATTATCGTTGCATATAGTATATTTATTGTTAATCGCTTTGAGTAATACGATAGGTATTTGACTAGAATTTGATTGATTAATTCTAAATTCACTTTTTATCCAATTTAAAGACGTTTTTTGATGATTGTTTATATAACCAATCATTCGACTATTGCAAATTCTAAGTAATTCCCAATACATTTCATCAAAATGAACTGGATTTTTTTCTTGAAATGTGACTAAACTATCAATTAATGATTTGTTCGGTCGAATTATATTTCGACTATCAAATTGAATATAATTATCGGCATTTACGGTATTGGATAGTTCTGGAACATTACTATAAATTTTAGTCCATAATTCTTGTTTCATTTCATATAAAGAATTGGGAATCACTTGCATCCATACTGGTTTCAATAAAGTTGATTTCAATCGACTATTTAATCTAGGTTCGATTGTATGCTGAGTTCCGGCTTTAATTGATATGCCACTAACATCACCATTGTTAAATGTTATAAAAATATCACCTGGATGATTTTTATCAATATTTAATGGTTTATCGTATGCGCCCCATACACAATTCTTTATTGGTTTTGCATCATTAATAGTATATAGATACTCCAATATACCATAACAATTTTGAAACTTGGAATCACGAATCTCGGGAGATAGTTTATTTTTATTTAAAACGAGATTTTTGCCAACTGATACACTATAATCGGAAACGAAAGTCTTTCTTGATTTCTTTTCATTCAAATTCAATTCTTCGAAAAACGGTTCTATTTCAGTATAATCTTTCGGTAGAAATTTATTATTGAAACAAAGTGCTGGTATTAGTTCTGTAATAGTTGAACTAATATAAGTATATTGATGCATTAATCTTCGATCATCTCATCCATGAATCTACTGATAATCAATTCTTGTTTACTTAATTCTAGCATACCAACTGCTGATGTTAGCGAATATGTTATTGGAATAATTTCAGTCGAATCATCAAATTTTGTGATAATAATTAATTCTGAAATTTCACCATTTAATAATTGTTCTTTAGTATCTTCCAGAAATTTAATAGCAATTTTATTGAATTCATTTTCTATTTTTTTATCAATAGGAACCAATTCTAATACTTTTTTATCTTTTTTCATATTTTAATTTAAAAATTATAGAGGTGTCTTATTTACAATAACAAGCTATTCAAATTCATTACAATTTTAATCCAGAAAAATCTTTATTGAATCGTCTTTTCTTATTTCTATCATCATTCAATTCTACTCCCGAATCGGCGATTCTTTCCTGTCCGACATCTTCTATGTTATATAATCTCATCTTAGATCGATCAACACCTACAACGAAACGTTTATTAGTTGATAGATCGGAATATCGATTCTTTAATTGTTTAACCATTATTTGATTTAATTTATCAAGTTCTTCTGTTCGAATCAAACCTAAAATCAAATCTGCTGTTGAATTAAGTCCATAAGATTCCGACATATTGGACAAATCAACATCTGAATTATCATATCCGCTATTATGAGTTAAAATATCATTTGCAAAAAATAAATTATCATTCGAAACTGATATATCAACTGTTTTCTCAGTTCCAATTTTTCTAATACTTACGATTTCATCTAAACAAAAAGTGATTGACATAATACTATTCCCCTATCGCGCAAATAATCATATAAAGCATTCATATCCTCTTTCAAGTTCCAACTTCTAATAATCTTAACATCAAAACCTCTATTTTCCGCCACATATTTCTTAAACAAATCCGAATCAAAATTGAGTTTGAATTCCGCTAAATTCAAACTATGAGTTAAACTATAATCAACATCCGCATGGAATCTTACACCATGATATTCGAATATTAAATTTAATTTAGGAAAAACAAAATCGTAAAAGAATATTCTTTTGCCCGACACATCAAATTCTTCTTTATTTGTTCTAATAAAGAATTCATCTTCACCATAGAAACAATTATTTTCAGTGACTTCTTCAATTTTTAAAACTATTGGCAACAAATATTTCATTGATTCTTTTGAGAAATTGGATTTACAGTTTCTCTTTCCTTGAATGTCGGATATCAATTCAAACGAAGTAGTATCCGAAATGCCCCTTTTTCTATAATATTCGATACATAGAACATTATTACTTTTTAGTTTAGAAATAAATTCTGTATATTTCGCAGTTCCTATATCCAGTCCATATCTTTTGATGAAACTATTAAGCGAAGTTTTATTATATCTTTTATCCAATAAAACATTAATTTCATTTATAGTTTTACCAGATTCTAACAATTTTGTGACATATTTAACTTTTTTACTATTTGCATTTTTCTTAGCAAGTCGCTCATTGTATAGAATATTTCCTAAATCAACACCATATTTTTCATGATATGCTAATAATGTATTGTTGAATCCTTGTTTTGCAACAAACTTCTTATACCTTTCTATTCCATCTATTTCACCATGTCTACGAATAAAAGCATCTTTAGATGTTGAAAAATTAGTATTATCCCAAAAGTCCTTGTATTTTATTGGCCCATCTATTTCGCCATGCCTTAAAATAAATCCAGCCAAGCTAAATGATTTTTTTGCCAACATATCATTCCATTTTTTCTCCCCCTGATGTATTCCATACTTATTTTGTAAATTCTCAAGTGTTATTGCTGAATCTTTACATCTTTGACGATATATTATTTCACCATGATGTTCACCATATCTCATTATACATGCAATATATGAGGTAGAATCTTTACTTTTTAATTTATTTCTACACTCTACGAATCTTTTATATATATCAGGTATCCCTAATAAAATCTGTTTAGATATGATTTTCGTAGGAACCGCTCCAAATTCGTCAAATATGCGCTGCAATTCCTTCAACACATCATCTGAAATATTCTCAACACCATTCTTCTTTATCGTCTTTAAAAAATAATCGAAACTTGCCATAACTGTATCCTTTTTAGTGGTATACAGTTATTTATTATTCCAAACATTTTACTGTGTTGGGGAAATAACATTATTTACAAATAAATAATCTCCAATCTGCAATAAATTGTCTATCGATTTCATACCATCAATTGTTGGAAAAATGTGTTTTTTGGAACACTTTATTTTTTTCCCAGATTTTAATACTATTTCATATACTTCATTTTCTTCAATTGGAAAAATATGATTGACATCAACAAATCCATTCGTACCAAGTATTTTATCACCTATCACCAAATCTTTGATCGGAATTTTTCCTTTAGTCATATGCTCAACTAACGTATTCAATACCAAACATTTATTAGTTTGGGCACCGGAGATGACAGGAACATTATATTCCATTGCTAATCCACGCAATTCTTCTGCTATTGATTTAACTATTAAATAAGAATTAGCACCAGAACTCATTTTAATTCGACTACTAGAACAAATACCTAAATAATCAACTACTATTAAATCTGGTTGAAAATTCTTTTTAGTTTTCAACTCCTCTAAGAGTACCCTAAAATGTCCAGCATGGGCACTAGATGTTGGATATTCCTTTATCACTAATTTACCATTGGATCGATCACGCAATTTATCAATTCTCTTATTAAACGATTCCTTGGATAATGCCACCAAATCTTTAATATCAATATTGAGTAAATTTGCATCAATTCTCTGCGCTATTCGTTCTTCTGCCATTTCCAAAGTAATATATAAAACATTTTTGCCCTGTGATATAGCAGATGCCGCCATGTGACACATCACTAAAGTTTTACCTAATCCAGTCATTGCAAGAAATATAGTAAGACTCTTTTTGCTCATGCCACCATCTGTAATTTTATTCAATAAATTAATATCAAATGGTATTTTTTCTTCGCGACGGTTATAAAAATCATATCTTGCTTCGGCATCAATAAAATAATCATGTCCGACATTTTTATCAAAAGATACTCCCAATGCATCCTGAAGTATCTTCGGTATCGCCTCTGGCGTTAAAACTTTATCCTCATTATTAATAATAGTTAGTGATTTTAGAATGGCATTATAGACTGCGCGATCTTTAAAATATTTCTCGGTATGTTTCAATAACCAATCAATATTGGAATCATCTACTTCCAAAGACTTTAATAATTTATTACATTTAGTTAATAGTTCATCCGATAAATTCTTTCGATTGGAAAGTTCTATGCTAATAATATCTTTCGTAGGTAGCTTATTATATTTAGCAAAAAATTGTACTATTTCTTGTGCTAATGTTCTATCAATTGAATCAACAAAATAATCTAACTCTATAAAAGGTATAATTTTTCTAGCATATAGTTCATTATGTAATAAATTCTCAAGAATTTTTCTCTCAATATCACTCATGTATAGATGCTATTATTTGGCTATATAATCAATCATTGATTCCGAAGTAAATTGATATTTACTCGATACGAATGTCTTGAATTTTTCGCTTATTAAGAGATTTTCCCAAAAATCAACATCTTCCATTAATGTTTTTAGTCGAATACCCTTATCATTTTCCGCGATTTCGCCGGTAGTTAGATCAACTTTATTATACCAACCTTGCTTAGTATTCAGTATAAATTTACCCTCAATTGCCAATTCTAACAATCCAGAATATCGCTGAATACCTTTATCATAATTCACCAAAAACATGAATTTAGATTTTTCCTTAACAAATCTTGATTTTTCAATATTTATTGTAAAATTCCAACCTACAATATCCGTTCCATCTTTCTCTTGTGATTTCGTGATTATGAATACTTGATTCGATGAGTACATTATAGAAGTACCACCTGATAGAATCGTTTTCGCATATAATTCCATTGTTTGATAAACATGATTAATCACAATACAAGGAATATCTTTAGTAGTAAGATGTGGAGTTATTATTCTAAATAAACTACGAATCGATTTGGCTCTAGTCATATCCGCTACTGATTTTTCATCTATAGCATCTTCCACTTCCTTTTTAGATGAAAGTGCGCCAATACTATCAACAAAAATGATAACTTTATCTTTTCTTTCTATTGCCTCTAACCTTTTAACAACATCAAATTTCAACTGTTCAATATTTTCAATAGGTATATGCAATACTCTACTGGCATCTATTCCATTTGATTTCAAATACTGAGGAGTTACACCGAATTCAGAATCATAGAACAAACATATTGAGTCAGGATACTTTGTCAAAAAAGCTTTAATACAAAATAATCCAAGAAGTGTTTTAAATGTCTTGGATGCACCTGCGAATACCGTCAAACCAGGAACTAATCCGCCATCCAATTTACCAGAAAATGCCACATTTAAAATGGGCAAATCTGTTGGAATAACATCCTTTTCATTAAAAAATGTTGATTCCGATAATATTTCCGCCGACTTAACTGTACCGGCAACTTTTACTCTATCTAATAGTCCCATATTCTCTCATTTTAATGTTAACGTACATTATAACAAATTCAATAACAACATTCAACCAAAGAACCCAACTAAACTATTTTGTTTTCTAACCGACCATCCAATATGTTCAGTTACATTTTTAATTGGAGCTAGAAATACTTTATCAAACATTAAATTATAATCAATATATTCTAGTAACATAAATTCATCCGGCAATTTATCAACAAATGCTATAACATTTTCATGGAATACATTTGGCTCTTTTAGATAGATATATTTTATTTTTGTGCCATCTTGTATTTTCGGATATTTGTTGTCAATTGAATATTTTTGTAATTGATGATTGAAGATTAAACTCCCTCTTACATGAATGGGCGTACCTTTTCTATAGATCGAAATGCTATCAGTATATTCCTTAATTCCATTCACTCCTTTAGGAAATGCGATATCTTCCGGTGTCATTTCTATAAATTTTTTCTCAAAATGTAAAATATCTTCTTGTAATTCTACTTCTGTACCATATAATAAAATTTTAACAATGCTCTTTAATTTATCTCGAATAATAGTTGGAGTAGAAGTTTTAATCATTTCCAATCCAACTATTGCCAACTGAGGTTCAGAATATCGAACACCCTCATTATCATATACACTCAGAATATAATGTTTTTTTCCGGTAAAAATAACATCTGAACATATTTTCTCACGTTTCATATACATTTTATTCTCATATCCACCAATATATCGAAACAATTTATCATATGCTTTTTGAATATGTGGTTGAATAATAGTATCACATAATTTATCCAGAAAATTTATTCTATTCTCAACTACTGAATGATCTATACTTGCTCTACTAACTACTTGATTTAAAAGCAAAAAACAACTATCAGTATCAGAATACAAACAATAATTCTCGTTTTCCGTTTTTAATAAATGATTCAATAGTTTATCTACTTCTTGTTCAACCCACCTAACAGCCAATTGTCCTGATAACGTTATCGCTTCTGCGATTCTGGTATCAAAAAATCTAAAATACGCGCTGCCTAGCGTGCCAAAACCCGAATTGGATTGAACCTTTTTTGCCAATTGAAGATTATTATATCTGGCAATTTTTCTTTCTAATTCATTTAAAATATCATCAGTTAATGTATTATTGATTTTGTGTTTTTCTAATTCTTTCTTGGTATCGAGCATCAATCTCTTATATTTTTTTCGATCAGCACCCATTTTTGCCAATATTTCTGGTAAAAATCCTTGTTTACCAATTCTAAAAAAATGACCATTAGCTGCCATTACGACATTTTGTAATTTAGAAAAATCGATTTCCTGATTCAATAATTTATCAACTGTTATATTCCGCGATACGATTTCTCGTATCTCTGGTGTATAATTTTCCGGTTCGATAATTGTATCGGGACTCAAATTATATTGCTGAATCAAACTAGGATATAAACTCTCAAGATCAAACGAAACAACATTTTTATATTTTCCAACTACGGGGTCTTTAACATATGCCCCCTCAAATTTAACGTCCTTTGTTGAAATTTCCTTGGCAGGAATTATCACATTATTGGCTAGTAGATGATTATATATAATTGCATCCCACATTCTAGTTTGTGTGAACACATCTTCGAACTGAGATTTAGTATCATATGCCAATGTCGCAGCAAGTTCTATTAGCTTTAGCTTATCTTCTAGGTGTTCTATCAACTCACAATCAATAATATTATAATCAATAAATTTCTCAAAATTTTGAACATATAATTGGTGCAAGGAACTATATTCATCATAATTTAATTTACCAGTACCCAACTCATAATTACAAATTACATCCAATTTATAAGATTCTTGTTTAACTGGTGAAAATTGTTTATATAAATCAAGATAATCTAATACTGCTATTCCATATATTTTATATATACTATATGCTTTACCGGTCGTTTTTGAAAATTTTTGAGATTTATTGATAACACCCCAAGGAGATAATTTTTGAACTTCTGTTTCTCCACATATTTTAGATATTCGATTGAATAAATATGCAATATCAAATCCTTGAATATTCCAACCTGTCATTATATCTGGACAATTTTTATTCCAATAATTCACAAATTTGACACACAAATCATATTCATCTAAACAATTTATATATTTTGAATTTGTGAATTTAGGTGTATATTCACCACATGCGAATGATATTGAATATTGTTTCAAATACCGTATGGTAATAGCTGTTATCGGATGTTCAGCTTTCTCGGGATCTGGAAATCCATTGGCACTATACGTTTCAATATCAACAATTGCAATTGATATGTCATCTATATTCCATTCAATTTCATTTTTAAAATTATCTGCAATAAAAGCATACTCAAATGATTGATTTCCATATATTGAAAAATTCTCAACATCTTTATACGAGTTAATAAATTCTCTGGTAGATTTAATATTATCAAATTCAATTTTATCTAAATTTTCACTATGAATAGTTTTATATATCGAATCGATTTCTGATCTGACATATAAACTAGGTTTATATTGAATCTTAGAGTTAAATCTTTTACCATTCTTTATACCTCTAAGACAGATATTATTCCCAAGAACCGCAACATTTGTATAGTACACTTATCTGCCTTTCCATTTAGGCATTGCAGATGCAATTTGAATCTCACTAAACATTTCTCGATATTTTTCTGTGATAGAAGAAATTGGATCACTGATTACAGTAAATTCAGATCGATCAAATTCTATTCCAGTTTCCCACTGTTCCGAAAATTCTAAAAATGGTACGAATACCAATTGTGAACCTTGCTGAGTTGGTTGTGACATTACAAATAACAATTTAGATAATTTTATCTTATTTTCACTCACAAAATTATCATCGACTGTTGCGATAACCGTTTGCAATCCTTTGAACGTTAATAATGCAATCGACATGATTATACTCCTAATTTAGTTTTTAACTCAGCAATTACATCTGAATAATCGAATTGGTTCAATTCATCACCAATCACACAATTATTTAAGAATGGAGATGAATATGCTTCTGGCTTAATAACCTTCCCATCTTCGCGTTTCAATACTTTACCAGTAATAGGATCAACTTTACTCATATTAGATCGTATTACCTCTTTCCAAGCATCTTCTGGATTTACTCCCAGTGAATGTATTGTTCCGATTGTGACTACCAACAAATCAATTAAATCATCTAATTGATCGATCCTATTACCCGACTCACTATCATCCAATAATTCGATAAATTCTTCAACTATTAATTTCAAATACAACTTAAATTGTTTTGGATTAAATTCACCAACAGTATTATCAACTGCTAACATAAATTTTGCTTGATCTTCAAAAACGTTCATATTCTCTCACTTTGTAATTTTAAAAACTAATACCAAGTATAAAACATACCCCAGTATCAATAAAATAATATCTATTATATTCATTATTCTCCTATAATTTATATTTTAAACCGCCAACAGATGATGTTCCATAAATCCTATTACGCAATTCAGTTGTTGACCAACTATGTTTTCTTGAATTATAAAATAATTCAATATTATTTTCACTACAATATGTTTTGCCGGTAAAATCTTTAATAGTGTATTCATCACCAACAAATCTAATATCAATAGGAAATGCTTTTAGAATATCCAGTAAATCATTTTCTGTATGATAAGGAACAATCTCATCAACATATTTTATTGCTTTTAATTGAATAAATCTCTCAACAATAGATTGAATAGGTTTATTTTTTTCGGGTCTATCAACAGTAGGATCAATCTGTAATCCCACTATCAGTATATCACAATGTTCTTTAGCTTCCTGCAACATCATAATATGTCCAGCGTGAAGTAAATCAAAAGTAGAGCAAGTGAATCCTATACGTTTCATAATTTGTAAATCTCCACACCACATTTTTTTAAAAATCTAATTCCATTATCATTACGATACTCTTTCTTGTAAATTACTGTTTTGATTCCGGCTCGTTGTATCAATTTCGAGCATTCAAGACATGGGGAATGGGTCAAATACAAATTGGAACCGGATGCAGAAATTCCATTTTCTGCCAATTTGCCAATGGCATTCATTTCAGCATGAATTGTTTCATTTTTAGTTTCTAACGTACAATTACCTATTTCATCAAAATATTCATGTTCACAATTATTGTGAAATCCTTTAGGTGTACCATTCCATCCCATGGAAATAATAGTACCGTTTTTCTCAATTAATGCTCCAACTCGCAATCTTCGCGCATGACTCATTTGAGAGATTCGTTCTGCTATATCTAAGTACAAAGTATGATATTTTAATTCTTTTTCTGTCATTTTTCATATTCCATATTATTCAACGGATTCTGGCATATGCTTCTAAATTAATTAAAAATGATCGTTGTGGTTGATATTCATTAAATGCTTTAATGAATTTTACACCATTAATAATAACAATGTCATCAATACTTCTAGTGTACACAACGTCATTAGTAATTCTATTTCTCAACTGGATTACCCGATTTCTACTTTTTTTATCTGCCATGATAATCTCCAAGGATCATCATATAGTAAATCTCAAATTAATCAGCTTATTTTCTAATAAAATGTTTTTTTCCGATAGTATATTTCGGCAATAATTCCCATCGAAATTTCTCTGAATGTTTGATAATTTTAATATCAGATATTGGAGCAAGATTACCTTCTATCGATCTAAAATTGAGAATCTTAACCAATTCCCAATCTTGAAGCAATTTGGATATAGTATTTCTTCGCGCAATATCGTCATCCGATACATTAGATTCCCTACCATCAAGAATAAACATTTCCTTAAAATGTACTATCCAAAATCTGCCTTGTTTGTGTAAAATATGTGCAGTTTGAAATAGCTTATAATCTTTAGTAGGAATTCCAATTCGAGTCAGTGTTTCTTGAATCTTCAAAAAACACTCATCATCTGGCAATTCTATCTCAACACCAATATTTTTCATTTCAATCATTCAATCCACCTTTATCTATTTTTTGTTTTATGAAATCTATTTTACTATCATCCATCAATGGTAATATTTCTCTAGCCTGTCTTACTGAACACCCAAAAAAATCTTTCACGAGATCAACAACAACATCATCTATTTGCTTCGACCATTTTATGAATGGTCGTTTTCTTGGTTTTATTGCATTTAAGTAAAAATCATTTTGCATATTTTTACTTAAATATGATCTACTATTCATCTCATTTGCATAAAAAATACAATCTCGATGATATGATAATGTTTTATTTATTATGTATGGAATGAATTCTTTCTCAGTAACATTATCCAATAATTGCTTTTTGTTAAGCATTATTGCATTTGTAAAATCCCAAACTGTCATATCATTTATCCAAGAAAGAACACTCTACCATCAATTCCGTACAACATGCCGCAAGATTAATTTCCTGATCTGAGCAAAATGCCGATTTATACATATAATCACCCAGAATCATCACCGCAGCGGGAACGCTATCAGCTTCCATTGTGGCGGATAACTGATCATATATTTGACGATATATATTAGACGCATCCAACCCATGTATTCCTACCCATTTGCGCATTGCCGTAAAATCTTTACTAGCAATATGTTTGATCAATTCCTTAACGGATTCATCTGTTAAATCTGATAATATTCCAGTATCGATTTTTCCAAACTTAGAATATCTCTGCAACTCATTCAACACTCGACGATAATCGGGAAAATATTTTTTAATAATTTCCACTATGACTTTAGCATCATACTCAATCGATTCTATTTTAAGTATATGTTTTACTCGATCAAAGAATAGTGCTGCCATTTCTGGTTTCTCATTTGCTTTAAGAGAAAAATCAATGACTGCACATCTTGAATGCAATGGTTCAATAATCTTTGAAGGATAATTACATGTAAAAATAAAAGTACAATTATGAGAAAACTCTTCAGTGGCATGTCGCAAAATCGCTTGAGCATTCAAGGACATGTATTCCATCTCATCTATTATAATAACTTTTTTACCACCTTTCAATGACATAGAACTTGCATAATTAGTTATTTTATTTCTTACAGTATCAACACCATTCTCATCTGAACCATTAATTATCAGATAATCCAATCCTATTTCTTCGCATATCGCTCTTGCGGTGGTTGTTTTGCCCATTCCACTACCGGAATATAATAGTAGATTCGGAACTTGCCTATCATTAACATATGATTGAAACAAATCCTTTAATCGTTTTGGTAGAATACATTCAGAAACAGTTTTGGGTCTATATTTCTGAGAAAATAGAAATTCTTCATTATTCATGTTTGTATTCCGATCCAGATTCCGTACTTAAATAGTATTTCAATATGATTGACTTATTATCAAATTTTGCAATTCCTTTGGATGAAATGATTACATCATAATCACCCAATAATACTTTCTGAATCTTCTCGGTTTTGAATATAATATTAAAAACTTTGCCATCACTATCACCAATTTCCAACGAATTTGTATGCGCTGAATTATCAACTGTGTTTACTGCATTAATAGTTAATTTTTCGCCATCTGATTTGAATGATACTTGTGGGCAATTCAAAACACTTGCTGTCTTTAATATCCAAGCTAAATCATTTTCCGCTAATGAAAAATTCATCTCAGCATCTTTAATGATAATATCTTTTTCTGGTGGTCTAACAATCATAGTAGGTTCACAAAATCTATATCTAATTTTACTACGTTTATCATCACTAGAGATAATAATATTATTATTTTCAAATTCCAAATTAGGACTAGAATCTTTATGAATAGAAAGAACTGCGAGAAAATTATTCAGATCATATACTCCAAAATCAGTAGGAATAACATCATCAATTTCAGCATCTACTAGAATATCTTGCTGCGTAGATATTGTTCTAAGTTTGTTTCCTTCTTTGAAATATATTCCTGAATTAATATTCGCAAAATTTTTCAATAACTGCATTGTTAAATTACTAAATTTCATACATTTTCCTATTAAAAATTAAACTCCAACAAATTCTACAAATTCAAAATTTTGATCTAATTCATATGCAACATTAGGTTTTAGACCATTCTCTCCAATATATCCTACTCGTACTTCATGTCTTTTCGCAATATTATTCCACTTAGATAACACAATTGTACCATTTTCCCCTGCTGAAACTGTATTTGCGTCTCCTGCACACATTACAATTGATCCTTTTCCAGATGCAGATAATCGACAATAATATCCAGATGTCACTACTCTACTAAAATCCCCCGATGCGGCTAATTGACTATTATTTCCAGATGCAGCTAATTGGCTATTATTTCCAGATGCAGCTAATTGGCTGTTTGTTCCAGATGCAGCTAATTGGCTGTTTGTTCCAGATGCAGCTAATTGGCTATAATATCCAGATGCCGCTATTCTACTAAAATCCCCCGATGCAGCTAATTGGCTATTATTTCCAGATGCAGCTAATTGGCTATTATTTCCAGATGCAGCTAATTGGCTGTTTGTTCCAGATGCAGCTAATTGACTATTATTTCCAGATGCAGCTAATTGGCTGTTTGTTCCAGATGCAGCTAATTGGCTATAATATCCAGATGCCGCTAATCGACTATTATATCCAGATGCTGCTAAATGACTATAATCTTCAGTTGATACTAATCCAGCACAATCATCATCAGATTTCAATTGCTGTACGTTATAGTCAACAAACAGCATCAATGCACCAAGCATATCCCCAGAATACACCAATTTACACTCAGGAAATTTGACTTTTCCGCCTAGTTCAATACATTGCGACCGATCAACTTCAACTACCTGCCAAATGGCATCAATAGAGCTAGACAATAGAAAAAGATCACCAAGACCATCCAGCAATCCATGAAGTCCGTTTCCACATTCTTTCGTCGGTTTCCAATCTGGACATTTGACAATCGAGCCAATCTCCGTTGGCCACTGAAAGTCACCATAACTTGTTCCGTCTGCTTTACACGTTCTTAAAACTAAAGCTTTTTCTTGACTCATAATTTAACTCCTTCAATTAATCCAATTCTATTCATACATGTTTCTACATATAATCTCAGATCATCTATTCCACGATCATTATGAATTGTTTCAGTATAGCATGGCAATATCCAATCATATTCGCTTTGATGTGAATTATATTTCTTCATGATTTCTTCACGAATACCTTCCACTAATGGCGCAGAATATAATTTATTAAACCAAATTGGATCATCGCCGCGTTTCACTCTAAGAATAATACCACCATAATCTTTTATTGCTAATATCTCATTTCTAAATCTAACATCGGATATTACATTATTTTTAGTTAAATCCAATTCCGAGAACAATGAATGAATCCAAAAATCTGAGTGAAAATGTACTCTAAATATATTTGTGCCGATATATTGTAATACAAATCTCGGAGTAACATCTCTTTCAAGAATATTACTCCAATACTCATCTTTCGTTTCTCTAAAAATTCGTGATTCTTCAGTAATCCCTTCGAGCAAATCTCTTGGCCAATTAAATAAAATTGCAACAATGTCTTTGAGTTTTGTTGCAAATGATGATTGTTGGAAATTATACTCTTCTTTTAGAATATTGGCAACAGTATTTTTACCAGAACCAGCGAATCCAACTAATCCTATTAACATTTAGCAGTTTTTACCTTATAATCATAAATTGCATTATATATCTCTCTAGCTTGAGAACCTTTAAAATGTTGCTGAACGAAGGATTCTAATACAACAAAATTTTCAAAATATTTCTTAAAAATGAATGTAAAACATTCAATCTTATTCAAATCATAAGAATATAGATTATCTACTGGATTATTATTCCCTTCCAATTGTGCTTGAATCGTTAATATATTTTCTTCAAGCACATAAGATTTAATCACAAAAGATTCTATTTCTTTCATATCAAATTCCACCTAAGTTTATAATTTAAAACATTCTAACATAATGAGAAGAATATAGCAAGTCAGATTTTCCCAATAAAAGAAAACAGCCTAAAAATTAGTTTGATTTTTATTCAATAAATGATGTCTATAATAGAAAAGAGAAAGTGATTATAAAATAATCACTTTCTCTGAATGCTTTAATGCTCTATGATTTACAATTTGCCAGTATGTGCTGCGACAGAACTCATATTACCTTTGAATTCGTATGTTCCCACGTGACCGAGTTTAACCCAAGGACAAAGCCACACTTTCCCATCAATTTTTCGCCACAATTGATTGAAGAAATAATCTTCGCTGAGAAGTCTATAACTGCCATTACCTAATATTCCATCAGGAGTATCAATTTCTACAGGAAAATAAGAGTGAATAAATCGACTACCATCAAAATTTGCTTGTCCAACATGATCTGGTTTATATGCCAGTTTAGGAAACGCATCTTTTAGCTTATCAAAAACGTGTCGTTTAATCATCATAAATCCAGTACCAATTTCCATTACTTCTAATGGTTCTGTCACATTAAATGATTGTGTGCCATTAACAACATTAAACACATATTCACCAACAACATTCTCTAATTCTTTAGGATCAATATCTGGATTATTCAATACTGCTTGTTTAACATTATTCCAGTTTATAGATTTTTTAGGATATGGCGCTCCGATAACATCTTTATCCAATGCCATTAATGCGATAATATCTTGTGGATTAAAATGTATATCAGCATCTATGAATAACATATGAGTAAAACCAGATCGAAGAAATTCATCTGTTAAATAGTTACGGGCACGTTGAATTAAACTTTCATTAAATAGAAAACTGAACTTAGTTTCAATACCATATCTACTCATCAAATTCTGTAAATCAAGACATGATTTCATATACAAACCATTACACTGACCTCCGAACATCGGAGTCGCCACAAAAAGTTTATTTTTCTTTAATTCATCAATATTAACTTTTATTTCCATTAAAAAAATCCTATATAAAATTATCTAAAATCATTATATAGAATTATCACATATCATAATATTTATCTTGCTATTTTACACCCAATATACTATAATATCATATCTAAAATAAAAAATCAATATGCAATATCAAATTTATTTAAACAACAAAAAAGATTGGATCGAAGCAAACTGTTTTACCAAAAAAGGTAGATCAGGATTAAACAATAGAGTGTGTCTTGAATCTTGGTGGATCAACAAGAATATCAAAGAAATCTATGATGATATATTAGCATCGACACAGCATTTATCTAAAGATTGTTTATTCTCAGAAAGAATTTATCATATTATCAATGGTCTTTCCACAATTCCTATTTGTAAAACATGCCAATCAAATACAGTAAACTTCAATACATTTAATGATGGATATTATGACTATTGTTCGAAATACTGTTCAACTCAATCGGATGAAAGAAATTTAAAAATAAAAACTAACAATGATTATTCAAAATTACAAGAAAAGTTAAAAGAATCTAATCTAAAAAAATATGGTGTAGAATACTATTTTCAAACACAAGAATCTGTTGGAAAAATAAAAAAAACTAAACTAGATAGATATGGCAACGAAAAATATAATAACATAGATAAAGCAAAACAAACAAATTTAGAAAAATATGGATATGAACATACGTGTTTAGTGCCCGAAATAAAAGAAAAAATTCAAAATGCAAACGATGAAATATTAAAATCAAAAAATGAAAAAGCATATTATGCTCTTAGGAATAAAGAATGGCTAAAAGAACAAAATAAAACTAAAACAATAACTGATATTGCCAAAGATTTACAAGTGACATATAGGGCAGTATATCTATGGTTTAAGCAACATAATATAGAAATAAATTTCTTTTCGACCAAATTTGGAAAACAACAAAAAGAAATACAGGATTTTATATCGTCATTAGGAATTCCTAATTTAAAAATAAACGATAGAACAATCATCAAACCTAAAGAAATCGATATTTATCTTCCAGATTATAATTTAGGTATCGAATTTAATGGGATGTATTTTCACGCTGAAGATGAAAATAGACACTTAATAAAATATAATTTATGCAAAGATCAAAATATCAAATTACTTCAAATATGGGATACTGAATGGTTACAAAAACAAGATATTATTAAATCAATAATAAAATCAAATCTAAAACTAAATGAAAGAATTTATGCAAGAAAATGCGAAATTATTCCACTAAATTCGAATACATATAAAGAATTTTTAGAATATAATCATATTCAAGGCAATGTTAATTCATCTATTCGATATGGACTAACATATAATAAACAATTAGTTGCTGTTATTGGATTTGGTAAATCGAGATTCGATAAGAAATATTCACATGAACTATTACGATATTGCAATCTAATAAACACTAATATTATAGGTGGATTTTCAAAACTACTGAAACACGCAGTCAAAAATCATAATATTACATCAATTCAAACTTTCTGTGATTTAAGATTATTCGATGGCACTTCATATGAAAAATCCGGATTTCAATATTCACATCAATCCAAACCAGGATATGTTTACTATAAATCTGGATTAATCAAAAATAGGCAAGAATTTCAAAAACATAAATTAAAAAATATATTTGATAATTTTGACGATACGCTTACAGAAGAAGAAAATTGCTTCAACAACGATTGGATCAGAATATTTGATTGTGGCCAAAAAGTGTATTTCATAAATCTTTAATCATTCTATATCTAATCCAATCACATACATTGATAACATTCAATCAAGCATTAACATATCATCAACATTAATAACAACCCTCTCTTCATTTTCTTTAAATAGTCTAAGCGGCATAATAACACCAAAGACATTATCTGTTTTCAAGAAATTAACTATCGAAGTTCCAGTTTTACCATTTTGTGAAAGAAAGGGTCGACCAATTGTCAATATTTTTGACACCTTTTCAAATTTATCCAATATTCTGAAATCGAAATCTGAAGGTTCATTACTTATATTTTTTGGTATAACTCTGCATATTGCTTCAAAACTCATTGTTGATTGTTCTAGTGGAACATTTACATTGATACCATCTGCAATCACTAATTTAGAATCACTTATAGTAAAATATGATTTAGATGATAAATCTTTAACTAAACTATTGTGAAATGAAAATTCACTAGATTCAACTTGTTCAGAATCAATATATCGTTGAACTAACATTGATGGACCATCTACTGAAATAATATAAAGAAAACCTTTTCTACGATATAAATTAATATTTGTATAAGATTTACTCACAACACCTTTAGATATACAAAAATTACTTGCAGCTTTTAATGTATTTACTGAAAACATTTTATAATCCCTCTTCAATAATTAATCAATATGATTTAATTATACAGAAAAATTTCTTACTGTCAAGAATTATCTTTAAAAATATTCTTAATATTCACCAAAATCACGTATACAAATATTATCCCGAAAATAGTAAACATTATCGATAGAAAATTATATAATAATTCCACGTTAATCCTTTGACATATGATGTATCATATTTTGCTCTGCTTCAATTTTATTGATAAATTGATTTAGATACTTAATACATAGCTCAATATCACTATCATCACTATTTGGATTAGCATCATAGATAAAATCTAAATCATTATCATATACTACAAATTTATCATGTGCCATAATAAACTCGGATAATCTATTAAATTTTTCTTCATACTCTGGTAAAAATTCCGCATCTGAGAAATTGCCATAATCACCGGAATATAGATCAAAATCATTCTCATCTATATTCTTAATAGTAGCGAATTTATCGCATTGAAACTCATTTTGAAATTCATTTAAAATACTTCTCGCAGTCTGCACATCAATCATTATTAATCTCCGATTTTTCGTAATCGATAAAATAATCCTTGCCAAACCATTTACCTATTATAACATTGCAATCCAACAAATCATCTCTTTCTTTTCTTTTCTTTGAAAAGAATCGAATTAATAAATTTTTCACAAAAGATGCTTCACATGTATTTCTACAAGCTTCTAAAAATTTCATACTCTCAAGAATTATTTAATAAATACTATTTAAGAAAACACACAAAATAAAAATCTAACATTACATATACAGTAAAAGATACCATCAATACAAGTATTGGTAGAATTGCAAATTTAGAAATTATTCCATCGGTTGATGATCTATCATTTACATATAAAACTAAAAAAGATGATACCACCATTAACATCAAATAAAATATAAAAGATGCTATAGCCCAAGAAATATCGCAATGCATTGATTTCTCCTATTAAATTTCATAATGCTGGAAAATTAATCAATTTGATCTTCGCCCACAACAATTTTAGGTTCTTTAAAAATTTTATTCAAATTCTTTTCAATATCTCCTAACAGTTCCCATTGTTTTTTAGTTAATGTTGGATTAGATTTCTGAAATTTTGACACCGAATCCTGCAATTCTATTAAAAATTTAACAACAACTTTCTTTTTCTTCGATTCTATTATTTTAAGTTTTTTTTCAAAATTGATTTTTCGAATATCTATCCATGAATCATTTAAACCGTCTGACATATACCGTCCAATATAAATAGAATTAATATCATATCATATATCAAGTCAACTAAAAAGTCAACATGAATCCTTGGACATATAAACAGAACATTATAGATTCGATTGATAAAATTCCACCAAATTCCATAGGATTTATTTACATTTTAACATACAAGAAAACCGGGCAAAAATATATCGGTAGAAAATTACTATATCAATCTAAAATAAAAACAATCAATAAAAAAAGAAAAAAAATTAAAGTAGAATCTGATTGGTTATCATATCACTCTTCTTCCCCTTCTATTAAAGACATAATCAACATAGAAAGTCCAAAAGTTTTTAATAGAGAAATTCTTCTCTTTTGTCAATCAAAAGGTGAATTATTATATGCGGAAGAATGTATGTTATACCATTATAATGCACTACTAACAGATAAATTCTTAAATGATAATATCAGAAGTAAAGTTTATCGCAACTGGGTAAAAAGAGAAGAATTTCAACATGATATTATAAATTTAAAGAAGATTGAATGAGATTCAAGGATCAAACTTTATCGATGTTGACTTTCTATCATGGGAGGGAATGATAGTCTCATCCAATCTTCTTAAGGATAATAGTTGCGAAGAACTATCAACCTATACACAGTATATCACAATCAATTCAAAATATCAAGTATTTTCTGAATAATTTGTTACCAATTTCATTCCATAATTGTTAATAGTTTTTGGAATATTTAATCCAGATTTAAGTATCAATTTATTTTTTTTAAAAGGTTCATAATTAACATGATGATGCCATCTACCATATCTGTAAACTAATCTTGATACATCTGGATGAACATCAACTAACATTTTAGATTTATTTAGTGTGCCTTCACGGTCATAAAATTCATCTGTATTGCCGCCCTTAACTGTCTGAGTTGCTACTTTTCCTTGTAAAAAAGCATTAAATTGAATAGTGCAATCACCGTCTTTTAATACATCTAATGATAGTATCGTATCCTCATTATAACGCGAACGCCAACGATGTTTACAATCATTCCTAATCAATAGACAAGAATATATTCTAGTATTTTTAACATAAGGTGGATAATAACTATTAGGCGCAACAAAAAATCTATATTGGAATCCCGCTACTGGAACATTCTCAAATCTGTCGACAAAATCTTCTGCCGCTTTAAAAATACATCCAGATTCTACCCTGATTCTCTGATTTAAATGTAGCCTATAAAAATCTTGAATATTATCATCCAACACCCAATGACTTTCTGTATTTAAACTGATCGCATGATCCCAACACCAATTTCTTGCTCTACCTGGGCCATCGCCATGATTACTAAAAGGCAATATCAATAATGTTGCAAAGTTTCTCAAATTAAAATTATCTAAAGCTAATTGATAATTTTCCAAATCTTGGGGTTCGATTGCAATATAATGTGGAACTTTCATCCTAGTCAAAGAACGAGATGTAAACATTGAATCTGATCTTTTCTTAGAAACTATATAAACAGGATAACTAGGATTTGTCATTTAAATAATTTTTCAACAACTAAAATTTTACTTTTAAGATATTCTAATATTTCCAATCGTTGTGATTCTGAAAAAATCTTATCAGTTTTTAACATACTCAGATCAACATTAAACGATTTTTCAACATCATCTATTATACAATCTTGATGTATAAATGGCAAACAATCATTTGATAACGATTCTATCAATCTATATATTGAGAATGAATTAGTATCATATGCCGGTAAAATCAATGTGTATTTTGATGCGCTTATAAAATTTAAATATTTATCTCTATCGACAAATGTATTAATATTATTAAATTTATTATTTGCTACAAAAAAATTCCTTTGAAACTTTTTAGAAAATAAATCTGCATACTCATAATATGACATTCTATCTGCTTCCATTACTGTCATACCAAAAACGAAATCTAAAGTTTTTTCTATTTGAAAAAACTTTTTTTTGAAATTTAAATAATATTGCATTGAATCTAATCGATGCATATTATATGCTGGCATATCATATCCATGATATAAAAAATAATTTGATTTTGGTTGATAATCTGGATGAAATAAACTTAAAGAATATTCTAATGGATCATAACAAATATCATGGATAGGAATACAATAATCAGTATGCGCTTTAAGTACCGCTAAAATATTTAGCAAATGTTTGCCAATACTTTCAAATCTTAACTGACCATTGTCTCTAGGAAAAACATAATTTCTATCAGTTCCACGCCTTAATTTAGAGGCACTAGAAAATATTCCACCGAAAATATAAAAAGCATCATATTTTTCTAAATCACAAACATTTAATTCATCATATACTTGAATCCAATTTTCTAGTTTTTTCACTCTGTTTTCATAAAAATTAGAAAATAAATTTATTTGCTCTCTAATTTTTATATTAGCAATATTTTCAATATACTTTTTACCAGAATCTGTAGTAGCATTAGTTAATAAATTAATTTTAGAATCTGTTGTATTTAAAATTCTAATTTGATTTATTAGATTTTTTGTTGGTTCGCTCGTTATGCCCCACGCACTATATATTAAACTATTCTTCAACTTCTATCCAACGTTTCAAAAAATTATCATCTTTTTCTAATTTAGGATACCATATACTTTTAGTCTTTTCTGTCAAATTTTGTTCGATCAATTTTGCAAAATTTTGATAATCATCTTCACTTCTAAAATTTAGAATAATTCTTCGATGAGGGGGTTTATCCTCTTGAACAAATTCTGGCATATTGATCCAGTATTTTTTCCATTCTTTATCAATGAATAATTCTTCCTTTTCAGTTTCAGATAAGTCCATAAAATCAGATATTTTTCTATCTGAGCTACTAACATCTAAACAACTATCATATTTGGTCGATTCTATCATTTTAATTTAATATTTGTTTTTAACAATTCTCGAAAACTTCTTGATCAATTTTTGTTGCTTCTGTCTAGCCAAAAGCATTGACGTTTTTCCAATACTATCGGTAAATAATTTACCATCTAAATGATCCAATTCATGGCAGAAAATCCTAGCTGTTAATCCAGAAAATTCTACTTGTTTAAGTTCACCTTGTTCCGTCAAAAATTCTACTTCAATTGTTTCGGGTCGTTCCTTGGATAAAAATAATGCAGGATATGAAAGACAACCTTCCTTATCTCTAATCATTTTATCAGAACATCGCAATATTTTAGGATTTATACAAACAAACTGAAAATTTTCTGAACCTAAAATAAACAATCTCAAATTAATATTGCATTGATTAGCTGCTAATCCCATGCCATTATATTTTTTCATCGTCACTTTTAACTGATCAATAATTTTTGATATTTTAGTATCTGGTAATTTTCCAGTGTATTCGGGTATACGTTGATTTAGAGATTCAAAACCTTCAGTATAAACTGTCAATGGTTCAATTAAATCATGTTTAATTATATTTTGCTCAGTATTAATTGTTAAAATTTCAGTCATTTATCATCTCTTTTAAAATAAAATATTATTCAATTTTCGAAAAACCATTCTGTTTAATAAATTTAATATTCTTTGAAAATTTATCAAGATAGTTCTCACCTTTTGGTGATATTATAAAAACAGTTGAATCTTTTAAATTGCCTATCAGATTCCAAAAACAATCAATACCATTCAAATCTAATGCACCATCAATGATTTCATCCATGACTAATAGATTTGTGTTAAATGATGATTTCAATAATGTTAGTTCTCGCCAAGAGAAAAGAATTGCTAAATTTATTTTTGATTTTTCGCCTTCTGAAAAATTATAATAACTAAACTCATCCCTATGTCTGGATTTAATAGTTTCCTTGAAAGTTTCATCAAAAGAAAAATCAACATAAAATTCAAGTAAACTCAAATATTTATTGATAGTTTTATTAATCAATGGTAAATATTGCTTAATGATTCTAGTTTTTATACCATTGTCCTTAAACATATTTGCGGCAGCTTCTAAATGATGCTTATCTAATACAAGATCGATTATTTTCGCATCAATAACATCTATCTGATTCTTAATATCAATTAAATCATTTTCGGTATTTTCAACTAATCGATTAGCATTATATAACGATTGCTTTTTATTTGCAATATTTTCTCTTTGTGTTTTATTAGTAGAACATAAAATATCAATTTCTCGAATTTGCATTTTCAATTCTTGAATTTTTGATGCAACATTATCCATTATTCTACTATTTTTATCAACTATAAAAATTTTATTATCTAGTTTAATAAGAGTATTATTTAACTCATTAATTTTTTCTGAAATTTCACTCTTTTTTTCATCTTTAATATTTGGTGAGATTTCCTGCATACAAGTTGGACAAGTATCATTATCACAAAAAAAACTTAATTCCATTTGAAGTTTCTTTAAACTACTTTCACCTCTAATTTTCATTTTATGGAGTTTCGCATATGATTCTTTGATTGACGCCGAATTTTTATGGATATCCTGATACTTTATCAATTGTTCATTTAGAGACTCTTTTTTCTCACTTAAACAAACAATATTGGAATTCAATACTGCTATTTCATTTTCACATTTTTCTATTTCATTTTTCTTATCTAACTTAGATTCTGTTAAATGTTTTTCAATAATATCATGTCTTTGTTCTAATAAATCTTTAGAATATTTCATTTCGAGAATAGAATCTTTATTTACTGATAACTTATTCCTGACTATTTCATTCATAGTCGAGAATATTTGAATATTCAATAAATCTTCTATAACACCTCTACGATCTGCTGCCGTCAATTGCATAAAAGGTGTAAAAGATGCCGAACCTAGAATTACAATCTGAGTAAACGATTTGTAATTTAGCTTGATAATATTTTTTTCGAGATACTCTTGATAATCCTTGATAGCGGCATCTTGATTCAATAATACATCATTACAATATATCTCAAAAATATTAGGTTTAATGCCACGAAGAATTCTATATGATTTATTACTAATTTCAAATTCAATCTCAGTTAAACACTCTCTCTGATTAATTGAATTTATTAGATTGCCCTTATTGATGTTTCTAAATGCTTTTCCATACAATGAAAAACATAGGGCATCCAACACGGTAGATTTTCCAAAAGAATTTTCTCCATACACCAATACATTATCATTAATATTCAAATCAATTGAATTCCAATAATTACCTGTACTTAAAAAATTCTTCCACCGTATACTTTTAAATACTAACTTCAATCCGTTACTCCAGTATTTAATGCCTCATTATATATTACATGAATCAAAGACTTGAACTTATTTTTGTCCAATTGTAATTCATTTTCATCTATAAAATGATTCAATATAGCCATAGTATCTTCAGTATCAGTTTCTTCTTGAAAATCATCCAATTCATTATGATTGTGGTTTTCAACAATATTCAATTTTAAAATACTTATTTTCTGAATTCGATCTAATACAGTATCAAATATATAAGGATTAGACTTATTATCAATTATTAATTTAACAAAATTATCTTTTAATTTCTCATAGTCGAATATTTTTGTCCAATATTCCATATCTTGAATCGTATCATCATACGTGACTTTTTGAAAAATTGTAAAAGGATTCAAATGAAAATCTAATTTTAATGAATCAATATCTAAAATATGAAATCCTCTATCATCTTCATAATCAGCCCATGTTAGTTGATATGGTGTACCAACATAATGAATGTTTTTCGAACTTGATTTATGATGGAAGTGTCCACTAATAGTCATCTTATAGTTCTTCACGAAACTAGAATCAAATTCACCATTCAGATGTGGTATTCCACGATACATGCAAAAATTATTTAACTCAAAATGTCCCACGCATATATCAGATTTGCTATTTTTTATGGATTCAACTATTTCATCATGATTTTCGTCGCATATCCAAGGTACAAAATCAATACTCAACCCACCAATCTTAATAGTATTGAACCTGTTATGAATAGTAATATTTGAATAATCTCGAAATAATAAATCAGGGGAGTTAACCGATACTGTATTTTTATTAAAGATGTCATGATTACCTATAATTGTATGTAATTGAATATCGTTATTTAAAAGTCTATCAAAGAAGTAGTCTCTAACTAATTTCAACGAATTGATATTAATAAATCTACGATTATCAAATAAATCACCTGTTTGAATAACGGTATGAATATCATTCTCGATTAGATATTCAATAAAAAAATCATAGAATCTTTTATAATATGAATGAAATGATGTATCACCATTTCTAATGCCAAAATGAGTATCACCTAAAATTGCTATCTTCATTTGATAATAGTAAAATCAGTTGACTTAATTTTAACGTCATATACTAAAATTTCCTTTTCTTTTTTCATCGAATCAATATTCATTTCATCAAAACCCATTTTCAATAGTTTATCTTCACCGTAGAAAAGAAAATATTTATATATGTCAAAAACAACGCTAGGAAATTTCTTTCTAATTAATATTTTAATCTTATTATCTGTTCGATCATTGAACTTGAATGATGAATCATTTAAGAACTGTATTGCTACAGATTGACTTTCAGAAAATGATACTGCACCATGTAACTTAACAAATCCAGTTTTAAAATTGAACAATTCTGGAACACCAAATAGTCCCTTATACAAATATTTTGGATTTTTTCTAAAATATTCTGGAATTTTATTTCTATTCAAATAAATCCAATTGGAATCTTTTGGATTAGATTTGAATAACCAAGCATCTAAATGTTCAACAAATTCCTTAGATTCAATAAAATCACTCAAAAAATTTCTCCAATTTTGATTGTTTCTTATTTAATTTTTTACGAATCTCATTTTCTTCGTAAATCCTAATAAAATTTGAGATATTATCATATTGATCATACTGGTGTTCGACATCAGAATCTTCATATAATCCTTCCTCATCCATTATACCAGAATTTTCAATATACTTATATTTTTGATATAGTCTCTTTCTTTCCTTTTCAATTCTGCGCCAAAATGCCCTATGTATTATCATAGTAAAATAACTAAACGGATTACTTGATGTTTCGGCTTTGAAGGAATTGATATATTGAATGCAATTCAATATCGCATCGGAAACCATATCTTCCCGAACTTGAATGGGATAATTAGAGTAATCAGCTTTTTTAATTATATTATTAACTAATAATAAAAAAGCTTTACCTAGATAATTGGAAATCGTAGGTGCATCTAGTCCAGCATCTTTGGCTAAGTTACATTTATTTTTATGTTCAATTAATTCTTTTAAAAAGAAATCATTATCCAAATAATGGTTATTTGCCACTTTTCTACCTATTAATTTGAATTAGATAGTATATATTAATTGAAATGATATGTCAACTAAACAATTTAATAATAAATCGTCAATTGAATACCCTCTTTTTATTTCATATAGAAAATTAATTAATATTCAATAAATTATATATATTTATTCATATTTTTACAAAGAAAAACATACTATTTTTTCTTTGTAATTCGACAATACTCTATCTGATATAAATCTAATTTTATTGTATCTTTTTTACAACAATCTAGTAAAAATAAAGTTGACTTTTGTCTCAAAATATGTTATCATAAAACCTATAGTTAGATTGATTATATAAAACATAATCTGCACAATTACTCTTTTTTCTTTAAAATCACATTATATTAGTATAAATCAAGTCTTTATTTAAAGTGTATACTTAAATGATTTATTCTTTAGTCACTACGTTCCTAAAGAAACGGCGTAATACGCCGCATTTACGAAGTAAATACAGATATTAATTTATATACTGATTATTTGCAACTAATATTCTACAATTAAATCTTTAGTCACTACGTTCCTAAAGATTGCGCTCCACGCAACTTTTCTCTTTAAGTCTTTACTCAATGTAGAATTCTTTTATTAGAATCTATATCTTCAGTATATTCTTCATCTTCAATTATAGAATGTTTACTACAAGCTGATATATAAAATTCAATTACATCATCAGTAGGTTCTAACATAATTAAATCATTTATTTTTAAAATAACTTCATTCTTTTTTAATAGAACTGCTGGTAGCCACGCTAAAAGCATCATTACCGGTTCTTTTTCTCTCATTTCAATACCTATAATTAATGGATCAATTAATTTAATCTCAAATCCATTAATTTCTTCATATTTGGAAATAACATCAATATTATCTTTCATTCTAAAAATTTTTACATTATGCTCTTGCATCATTTCCCTAAGTTTATTTTGTAAATCTTGTATTCAAATTTTTCTTTATCGTAGATACTTAATCGATCATTTAAGTGTTTAAGTGTAAAATTTACATGCTTATCTATTCTCAAATCATCAGCAATATCATATAATGTTGCTTGTTTTTTATTTATATGTAGTCGTAAACCTCTACCTATACTCTGTATTACTTTCACTTGAGATTTGTATGAACTTGCAAATATAATATTAGAAATATTGGGGGCATTTACACCCGTTGAAAATGTTCCATAGCTCGCTAAAATAATTGCATTATTTTCAACTTCAAGTATTTTTCTAATATCTTCTCGCTCTTTTACTTCTACTCCACCATGAATAAAATATACTTTTTTTGAATTGGACTTTAATAATTCATTTAATACTTTTCCATGTTTCTCGATCAATGTAAATAGTATTAGTGTATTTCCTTTTAGCGAATCTGCTAGATTTTTAATAAAATTATTTCTTACATTATTAGATGCCAAATATTGAATCTCATCACTAAAAGACCACTTTTTGACAGCTTTATCTATATTATGGTGTTTAAGTAATAAACATTTAATATCTAAAGGCGATAACTGTCCTTTATTCATTAAATCAATCGTAGATGTTGCTTTAAAAATATTTCCAAATAAACCTACAAGAACTAATTCATTGGTTTTACTATCATCTAATGATCCTGTTGCACCTATCTTATATCTTGCGTTAATACAAGCATTTAATATATTAGTAAGCGATGTTGCGGAACATAAATGACATTCATCTGCTATAACTGCTTGAAATTGTTTAAAATATTCTGGATCATTATTATATATACTTTGCCATGTCGATATAAATATTTTTTTAGATGAGTGTTTTGATATTCCAGAATATATACGATGGCAGTATTTATCGGAATCAAATCCATATTGTTCAAAATCATCATACATTTGATGAACTAAAGATACATTAGGTACTAGTATTAAAATTCTATCAACATCATTTATTATGGAGTTGATACAAGAATATATAGAAAGAGATTTGCCCGAACCTGTTGGTGATATGAGTAGCATTTTCTCAAATTTGAGAAAATGTTTTAATGAATTTATTTGATAATCTCTAAGTTTAAACTTATCAAATAAATTTATATTTTTTATTATATCAAGCAATTCATCATCCACTATTTCATTTTTTATATGTAGATTTTTATCAATTGATATTTCATAATCATTAGATTTGCAAAATTGAATTAATTTAGATAGTAAACCTATATACAATATTCTATTTTTAAGATCGAATAATCGTAGTTTACCATCCCACATTTTAGCTTTAACTTTAGGATGAAATTGGAAATTTTTAATATAGAATGAGAAAAATTCATTCAATTCCATAGCGATGGATCTATCACACTCTATTTTAAGATATACTTCGTTTAATTTATTGCAGATTATATCAGCGGGCAATTAGACACCTTGAATGAATTTTTCATAATCAATAAAAGCTTTTAGTTGATATGTTCTACTATTCAATTCTTTCAATATTGCTGTACAAACATCAATTATTTCCTCATATATAATCTTAGTCTCAGTAATTTTAGTTAAATCATCATCTGATTCCATATATGTTGATATATCTGATTTAAGTACATAAGGAAATTGGTTCCAGCCATATTTTTTTAATGTCGTTTCATCCATTTTTCCTGAGTAATATTCCCATTTAATTCGTTTCAATTTGGCATATTCTATTTCCAATCTTTTAAGTGCAACTTTATGATTTGATAATATATTCAAATATTTACCGTGTAATACAGGAATATTCAATAATTCTCTGCCGGGTTCAGTGATATTTATTTTTGAATCTTTTTTCCATGTTTCTAAAAGTGAATCTAACTCAGTTTGTTTTTCCATAATGTTTTATAATATAGTTGTTTTGAAATATGCATATCGAATTGATACGTCTGAAGTGATGGGATTATTAGGATCATCCGTAGCAGATATAAGAAAATTTGATAATGATGTAGGATAGCAATCTTTATAATCAAATCTTACTATTGGATTATTTGATGATGTCAATATCGTTATTGACATGTCAGAATATTGTGGAAATCGGTCTTTAGTTGTTCCTACCTTATTTCGATATTGTGTTGGTAGTGTATTATAGTCTGAAAAATCTGTTGGAAAAGTCATGCCGAAAATCCAATCATACACTTCTAGCCATGCTGTTAATTCTTCATCCACAAGAAATGTAATATTTAAAATATCAAATATCGCTTTCTCTCCTGGTGGGTAGATGTCAACAAATGGTGTAGGAAAGAATGATTCTGACATTGCAATTCCAGGTACTGCCAGCGATTGTGTAAAATATTGAATATTAGGTAATCTAGGACAACTAATTTGAAACTTATTAGGATGTAATAGATTAGGATTAGATGGTGTTCTAGTTAAAACTGTCATGATTTTTTGATAAATCGATTGTAATATTAATATTTATGATCGTGCTAAAATAATTCTTGACATTGATTTGAACATATATTACAATTTTATCTATTGCGTAAGAATATTTGATTCCCTATGACTAAGAGTATTTTGATATATTCTTACAACTAATGGTTAGGTTGTTCTTTGTTTCATTTTACTATCAAAATACTCTTAGTCATGGGAAATCTATATCCAATAAGATTTGGATATAGTCGCGGTTTCTCCGATGCGTATTCGGAGAATTTGATTTAATTTAATATGGATAAAATATGAGTGATTATATCAAAGTTCCAAAAATCGAATTGGAGAAATTGGAAAGTTCTCGTAAAAAACTATATGATTTTTGTGAAAAATATTGTGATATCAATTCTATTGAATATTCAATCAATCTATTGAATATAACTGAGCAAATATGGAAAGTTGCTAATACAAAAAATTGGTATCATTTTGATGCAACTGATCCTCTAATAGAAACATCAAATAATACTGTTAGGGAAATTGAAGTCAAATTTAAGGTAAATATTTTTGATGATAATGAAATTAAAAATAGTGATATATTTGAATTAATTGTTGAAAATGTTCCTAGTTTCGTATATCGAGATGATCCAAATGATTATTATGAGATAGTAGAAATAACATTGGAATAAAATAACATGTTATACAACTAAAGATTGTGTATTTGTATGATAAATTCGCGCTGGTAACTCACCTGGTCGAGAGTGTTCCCCTCATAAGGGAAGAGGCGGGGTTCAAGTCCCTGACGGCGCACCAAATTTTGAATTGAATTGAATTGAATTGAAAGGAGTATTATAATGGAAACAACTGAAAATACTGAATTTGAGTCTGGCCATTTCAAAATAGCCAAATTTTCTAATGGAAAATTTGGAATATATGATTCTAAAAATAAAGGATTTGTAGATAACACAATGAGCAATGTCTGGATTATACCAGAATACCAAGAACGCTATTGCCAATTTAAAAATATTAACGATGCGATTAACCATCTTAAAAAGATTACAGTCAAACATCACATAAATTTTAATTTTAATTTTATGTCAAAAGATGAAATATTAGCTGAACAAGAACTAGAGAAAAATATTTTTCAAAAATTTCTCAAATTGTTTAAATGATAATACTAATATGTCAGTAATCTACAATCTACAAAATACAAGATAACCCCTATTGATGTTAATAATATCGTGGTTCATAGATATAATCTTGATACTAGATCACATAACAATACATGATGTTTTATTCGAAAATAAAAAATTATAATTTTAAATTTGATATGACATTATGATCATAAATCAGCCGCCTGGAAACTGGAACATGTTATGTTCACAAACTTTGTGTCCGAAAGCTGGCACTTGTTATCGAGTCAAAGCTAGTTCACAAGACTTGTCTAGTAGAATTGCTTTTCCATACACAATTTCGGAGCGAGGTGTTGATTGCGTCTTTTATATTCCACTTTATACAACAATCGTATCGGTAACTGATTCAACTACTCACCCATTAAAAAATAAATTGGAATAAACTAATATTCCAACGTACAACCCAACCAGCATTGAAAAATATGCTTTTTAGAGAGATTATTATATGACAATTTCTGCACAAATAATAGCTGATAGCGTGGCTAATAACATTCGTATAACAACATTGGAGTTAGAATATCCGCGATTTATTCATGCGGAGTGTAAAACTCATAGATTACTTAGCATGGATGATGAGAACTACGATGTAGTGCTGAAGCAATCCATAGATTTTATGGATGATCCTATGTTAAGTAGAAACGCATCTAGCAGTCGAGCTATTCCCGTTAAAAAAATGTTAGATCAAATAAAAGAGAATCCAGCAATGCCAATTCACTGGGGTATAAATCAACCAGGAATGCAAGCTGATAATGAATATTCAGATAGAAGTGTGCCTGAAAGTTTATGGAAGTCTGCTGCGAAGGATGCTGTATTTTGGACAAAGCGATTTAATGATATTAACATACATAAACAAGTATCGAATCGACTACTAGATACATTTCAACATATTAAGGTTATTGTTACTGCGACAGAATGGGATAATTTCTTTACGTTACGTTTAGATTCAGCCGCTCAACCAGAAATGCGGGAGCTGGCTAGAGTTATGAAAGAAGCTATGGATAATAGTGTACCAAGGGAATTGGGAGTAGGGGAATGGCATCT